GCAATTGAACGCGGCGCGTTTGTAGTGTCTTCAAATAATTTCACCGACTTCAAAGACGTTCCGTCCGCGAAGTTTCCGAAATTAGTTGATTGTTTTGACAACAATTGTTTGTTCAAGGCGACATTGATCGCGTTCATTTGCGACATGATCACGTTCGAAACATAAACCGAATCCGCTTCACAAAGTTTGCGCATTTCGTCTTCGCTGAACTTCATTCCCTTCGTTTCGATACAATTGTTTATTTCAAAAACTTCTTGTTTCGGCGCGATTTCTTGATCTGTTTCGCAAGTGTTTGAACACGTCAAATTCACGGCGTCTTCAGTTCCGCGTTGAATGTAATTGATTTGAACGCCGCGATATTTTCCGTTTGTCGGAAGTTGAATCGCTTCGAATCCGGCGCGATTTTCTTCAGACATTAACGCGTCTAAATATCCGACTTTATCGCGCTTTAACGACGGCGCGTTTTGACCGGCAACGTTTGCAAGGTCTTGTTGTAGTTTTTGACATAAGCCTTCAGTAAAAGCCATTTTTTTTAAGTTTTTAAGGTTTGAAAAATTGTTTTGTTGTTCTCTTTTGGTACAAACACAAAATCCCAAAAACAAAGAATCAACGAATTGATTTTCCGTTTTTGGGACCGGTTTCCCCAGATTGCCGTTTTCGGTTCGGCGAACCCAGAATTTCGTTTTGACGCGACCGTCCGGAATTATTCTTTTCCGAAAACCTTCATTGTCTTCAAAGATTCGGCGTTTTGTTGCGCCTTTTCAAGTCCCTGAAGTTTGAACTTCGGCGTGTCATTTGTCGGCGGCGGCGGCGGCGTTCCGTTTGGTTTTCCGTTTGCCGGTGTTCCGTTCGATTGTTTGATCACGTTCAAAGTTTGAAGGTGTCCGTCAAGAATTTCTTCAAAATTAAGAATTTTTGTTCCGTCCGCGTTCAACGGATTCAAATTTTGTTTTGTTTTCACAACAATTGAATTCGATTGTTCGTCAAAATCAACGTTGAAATTCGTGTCAAGATAGTTTTTCACGGCCGGAAGTACGACTTCAGGCGAAACAATCAAGTTCTTCTTTGACATGATCGAAGAAAGAATTGATTCGCGTTTGAACGACTTAATCGCGGCCTTCGATTCGTTTTCTTTTGCCGGAATCACTTCTTCAATCAAACGTTTGTTTTCGGTCGTCAATTCGATTAATTTTTGTTGAAGTTCTTCGGCTCCAGTTGCGGACGTCTTTGAAGATTTTTCAAAGGCAATGTCAACGATTTCTTCGAACTTTTTGTCTTTGACGTCTTCAGGTGACAACGAAAACTTCTTTTTCAATTTGTGTTCGATCTTTGAAAGTTGTTCGCCGCGAATTTCGTCTTTGATCGGTTGAATGAAATCCGAATCGTTCTTCAGCACTTCGCGTTGTGTTGATTTGAATGTCGCGACGATTTCGTCAACGTTGACTTCGGCGTCTTCGGACATGATCTTCGAAATCGCGTCCGGTTGAAATCCGACCTTCTTCAATATTGTTTCAATGTTCTTCATTGTGTTGTTGTCTTTTTGGTTTTGGCTTTTGGTTTTTGAACTTCAGTTTCTTCGACAACCGGTTGTTCTGGTTGAACTGGTTCAGGACTTGCGACGTTGAACTTGATTTCTTTTTTCGGCGCGTTTTCAATCACGTCGAAGTTTTTTGAATGTCCGCCTTTTTTGAGTTGTTCCCAAGCGATTTTTGTAATTTCCGAAATCCGTCCGGTCCTTACATTTTGAACTTTGATTTTTTCCATTTGTGAAATGTTTTTGTAAAATTACAAACTTTTCGAAACAATCGAAACGATTTGATTGTGTTGATCCGGTGTCAAAAGTGAAACGAACCATTCGTCACCGTAAGAATCAAAAAAAACACTTTCTTGTTGATCCTGAAGAATGATTTTATAAATATTCACAAGCGATTCGATGTCGTTATTTTCGGCCGCAATTTCAGCAATTTCCGAAAGTTCTTGTCTTTGTTTTGTTGTCATTGATATTGAATAATTGTGTCGCGATCAATTCCGTATTCTTTCAAAAGGTCTTCAAATAAGTCAAATGATTTTTTGTAGTTTCTTTCGAACCATTTCGGCGCGTAAACAAAAGCCGAAAAACATTCGGTCCAGATTTCTGAATCGTTTGTTTTTCCATATTCTGAAGGAGCGTCCGACAAAGTGATTCCTTTCGACCTTCTTAAATCATTCAAGATTTTTCTTGATCCGGCGTCAACTTTGTTGTGTATTAAGTGCGCGAATTCGTGCGTAATTGTTGGCGCGATATTATTGTCAATTAATTCAGTCACGGCCGCGATTGTTTGCGGAATATATTTTCCGGTCTTTGAATCTTTGTAGAAAACAACAAAATTGTTTGAATCCGCAAGAACTTCTTGACCGCCGCGAACATTTCCTTTTTTCAAATTATATTTTGAAACGAATGAATCAAAATCGTTTTCGAACAATTCAAGATCTTTGTCATAAGATCGACGAATGATTGTTTGACCTTTTTTAATTTTTACCGAAACGCCTTTGTTGTTCTTATAACAAGAACCGCCGGTCGTGTTTCCCATTTGTGGCAACCAGACGCCGGAAATGTTCGGTTTTTCTGACAATCCTTTTGTTTTTGTCGGCGAACGTCCTTCGGTTGGCGTCAATAATCCGATTGAAGTTTTGTATTCGGTTGAAATTTTGGCCGCGCCGTCGGCGTCCGAAACAACTTCAACAAATTCTTTGTTGATTTCAGGCGTTTGATTTGAAATGAAAAATTGTTCGTCAACTTTGTCGCGATCAATTTGTTTCTGAACTTGTTTTTGATTTGATTGAACTTGATTTTTGACTTCGTTGATTTGATCGTCAATCTTAACTTCAGTTTCAACTTGTTTTTCTTCGCCGCCTTGTTCAAGTCGTTTCTTTTGCGACGGTGTCAATTTGAAAGGGACGGCCGAATGTCGGCAATTGTAACCGCCGCGAAACACGGCGAAATTTTCCGCGTTTGTTCCGGCAATCATTCCGGAACCATTGTTGAAGGACCACGCGATTTCTGAATCAAGTTCAGATTTTTGAAGAATCCGTTTTTTTACCCAACGAATACATTGTGAACGCGAATCGTCAATCAATGAACCGACGTATCTGAACGCGTCAAGATCGAATTCTTCAGCAATTCGCGAATTCACTTGACCGTCGAATTGATTCAAGGCGTCGCGCGAAACTTGTTTGACATAACGCGAATAAAGACCGTCAACGTTTGGATTTCCGACAATGTAGTTCGTCAAGTATTGTTCAAGATCCGACTTCGTCGTTCCGGCCGCGATGTTCTGGAAAAGACCTTGACGAACTGGTTCGACAAAGTTCGCGTTGACGCCGGATCCGGTCAATCCGTCAAGTGTTGTTTGAACGGCCGTTCGTTGAACCGGTGAAATCAAATCTTCAAGTTCAGATTGTGAAAGGTCGTTCACGTCTTTGTGAATGTCGAAATTGAACTTCTTGATCGTTTCGAAATCGCGAAGGAATTCAGCAATTGCGGACGGCATTGAAGACGATTGAATCGCGTCAATGATTGTTCGGTCAACTTGTGAAACGATGTCGATGTTTGTGTCGTCGAATTCAATTTTTCCGCCGGAAACATTCATTTCGTTGACTAACTTTTTGACCGCCGCGAAAACGCGTTGATTTGTCGGATCCAGTTTGTCAAACAAACGTTGTTCGGCCGTCTGGATCGTTTTGTCCTTCTTCGCGATTATCTTGATTATTTCGTCGCTAAATTCGGCCACGTCAAGAAGGAATTTGAATCAAATTTCCGGTTGAATATGAATCGACAATCGGTTTCAACGCCGCGTCAAGTTCGGCGAATATTTCCGACAATGTTTTTTCAAGAAATTCCGTTCCATTGTCCGCAACCAGATTCGTCAAACTTTTATACGCGTAAAGCGATTTTATCACGTCTTCTTTTTTAATCGTTCCGGACGCAAGAAGAAGTTGTTTGTCCTTCGTGTTCAGGTTGAACAACGGATCGAAAGAAACCAAAACTTCAACCATTCGCGTCACGGCCTTATTTCCTGAAAACCGTTTCTTCGCAAGATCCTTCGTTGATTCAACCAGAAACGCAACCGGCGCGTTTTTGTCGGTCAATTTTGTGATTTCTTCGATCAAATCTTCTTCGGTCTTCATTGAAAACGAAATCGGTTTGACAATGATCGGTTCTTTTGGTTCGGTGACGTTCCGGAAACGTTCAATGAACAATAAACTTTTATAAATGATTTCGTCGAAGATATTATTCGAAATCTTTGTCAATTGCGAAAACGAATCTTCGCGATCAATTTGTTTCGCCGTTCCGGATTGTGCTTCGTCGATCACGTTCAAATGAAGACTTTCTTCGGCCTTTTTTAATAAGGTTTGCCACGCTTCGCCCGAATATGCGATAATGTCAACCGGCGGCGAAATGAATTTCAACATTGCTTCGTTCGGCGCGATATTTTCCCCAAGTGCCGGATTGGACTTTTCGCGGAAATATACGCCGTAAGGCGAACGCGAAATCACGCGACCAGTTCCGCGACAAACGCCACAACGTTCGTGTTCGTCGGATTCTGAATTGTAAACGATACCGTCGCGACAACCTTTCGCCGAACACGTTTCCGCGATTTCTTCGCGATAAGGAAACGCAGAAGTTGTCATGACGGCAGTCCAGTCGGAATATTGTCGAATTGCTTCGTTTGCGAACGGAACAAAAGCCGAAAAGTAAGAATCGAAGAAATCTTCGTCCGTCAAGTCGCCGCCCAAAATTATGGCCGGAATTGATCCGATTTCGTGCGAATAAATCAATTCGGTTTCGAATCGCGTGTTTTGACCGGTTCCAACTTGATAAAACCGAAGAAATTCATTCTTTGTCA